ATGGCGAATAGAGGGGGGGATTGTTTGAATGTTCTAATTGCTGAATTCAACAACACCCCTCGTATATTAGCCGTGCATATAGCTGGTAGCGTGTCTACTAATATCAGCTACGGTACGTATTTGTTTAGAGAAGACTTCGAACATTTTGCTACACAGACGTCGATTAAGAGCCAGTGTAGCATTGATGTAGATCATCTTGTCACCCCCTGTAATAGAGTAACACACGAATCGAAACACTTTGACGCCTTCCCAGATGATTTTAATATTCTGGGTATGACTGAGTATAAGGCCTTTGAAAGCGGGACGGATATAGTTCCAAGTGTACTTCATGGGAAACTTGACCCCATCACTACTGGAATTGCGCGATTGTTGCCATTCCAACGTAATGGTGATGTCATACGACCCAAGTATTTAGCTCTACTCAAAGTCAATGTTCCTTTTAAAGATGTTACCGATAACACGTTGCTTAAATCTTGTCTTAGTAAAGTTATGACCAAGATTACAACCCTGCCATGTAAAGTGATCCGTCGTTTGCTTACTATTGACGAAGCGTGTCATGGTATAAATGGTGATTATTATATCAAGGGGTTAAATCGTAATCATGGTTCCGGATATTTCTGGACTGGTATTGCTAATGGGAAAGTTGGTAAAACTAGGTGGCTTGGTGAGAATGAAACTAAGTTCGTTGATGAGAAACTCAAGCTGGCTGTGTCTCAGCGGTTTGAAGCGGCTAAAAGGAATGTTATGATAGGTCATGTCTATATGGACCATCTGAAAGATGAGCGGCGACCGTTAGCGAAAGTTGAGGCTGCGTCTACACGTATTATGTCGTCAGCTCAACTCGATTTTGTTGTGGCAGTACGCATGATGTTTGGTGCTTTTGTCGCTCATGTCGTCAGTCACTATAATTTTGCCGAGTGTTGTGTGGGCATTAATCCCGATTCAGATGATTGGGATTTGATGGCTAGACAGTTCCTAGCACACGGTAATATTATAGATCTCGACTTTGAAAAATATGACGGTTCGTTGTTACCTCCAGTGTTCTTTTGGATGTTGGAATACATTAACGACTGGTATGATGATGGCGATGAAAATGCGCACATCAGATGGGTGTTCCTGCAGGATATGGTGTTTGCCATTCGAATGTGTAATGGGATTGTTTATCAGTCGTCCCATGGGAACCCCAGTGGCCAACCCCTCACCACAATGTTCAATAGCATATTTAACTCTACAATTACACTTTACGCGATGTGTTTGTGTTTTGAAAACCCATCGTTGGCCATTGCCTCTTCGCATCAGTGGAGTAAAGTAGTCAATTTTGGTGATGATGTTGTTATCGGTGTTTCTAACACGGTTAGTGATATTGTTAAACCATATCGAATGATAGAGAATTATGCGTCTATTGGCATGAAAGCTACTGCAGCCGATAAAATTGGTAAAGTTTCTGATTGGAAAACGCTGACTGATTGCACGTTTCTCAAGCACGGTTTTCGTTATGACAAGGAAATTGGCAAGTGGGTTGGGCCCCTCGATTTAACAGTCATAATGGAAATGATAAATTGGACACATGATGGTGCGAGCATAAGTGTGACCAGTGATATAGTTAATACAGCGATAAGGTTGTTAGTCCCTCATGGGCGTGGTGTATTTAGCACA